TACCTTACTCTTATGGATCATCGTATTCTATTGTCTATCTAAGTGGACAGGAATGAGACGATTTGTATCATCATTCCTATATGGATTATCAAACTTCATTGACCCTAAATCATGACTCCTACAATCTCACAAATGAAAGACATTATGAACAACACCGAAAATGACAATATCATTGATAGAGATGAACTACAAGATCAATATATCAAGGAACTAATTGATAGTATGGATTTCAAAAGTATGGAAGCATTCGTATATGATACTATCAATGATAATCTTGATAAGTATTCTCTTGATGAACTGATTGAAGAGGTAGATCAGTCTTTCCCTGAACTCCTAGATGATACTAATCAAACCGAAGATGAATCAGAAGAACCAAATGAATTAACAGGATGGAATTAAGGTTTAGAAAACCATACTAAATACCATGTTTTCTATTAAAAAAGGTATTAAAAAACATATATGTGTGTTTTATTGTTTTCCACAGGGTTGTGGAATAAGTGAAAGAAAGTGTGAATAAACCCTGATATTATGTGTTGTTATGTGATATAAACCTGTGGATAAGTACATCTCTTATGTGTTAGAAAGGTTCTTGTAAATGTCTGATCTTATTGTCACTAATGTCCTTCTAATCCTTCTAGTTGTTGTTACTAATGTCCTTCTAAATGTCTGATCTTATTGTCATCTAAGGCCGTAGTCTATCAGGTCTCCGAGTACATGTCAACCCCCCAATCCCGTCAAATCAGTATCCCTTATCTGTAACAATCTCTTAGGTATTAAAGTTACTCACCTCTAAAGTGCCCCATGGATATGAACAACACTCAAACCACTATCACCGAATCAACCTTCTCTGACCTCTATAGTTTCGTCGAGGAGATGACACCCGATCTGGAAATGTGTCTCGACTTCTGTGAGTCACAAGGAATCACAATCACTGATGAGGTATTCACAGTTATCGAAGACTTACTAGACAACAACTGATCACCACTAACTAACACTAACTACCATGACCAGTTACACTAACCTGATCAACATCATCGATGGTTTACAACAGTCAGGAGTCAAACCAAAGGTAACAGTCCTTAAGACAAAGAAGGGTCCTAAGCATTCATTACTGACCAACACTAAGTAACTCTTACTGTGACCTGATGATGTCACTAAACTCATCATTACTAACTAACACTTTCTTCTTTATTATGTCTCTCGAACTAGCACTTGGTATGTTGTCCCAAGGTAACAGTGGTGATGAAATCCTTCAGATCCTCGATGTTATCGTTAATGACACAGATACCCCTGAGGAGATTACCTTCTGAGACACATCTATAAGGGTCTGTAAGGGGGGTTAAGTCTCTCTTACAGAGTAACACTTAAAGAGACCACAGGTGAGGTCTATAAACTCAGATCCGGTGTGTGTTACAAACTGAGGGAGGGAAGTGGTGTTCTCTCCTTTTTTATTGCTCTTAAGTAATATCAATGTGCAGTGTATTATTGTTACTCACCTTGAAAGTGCCCTATAGGTGTAAGACACTCAAACCAACTTGATTCACACCGAAGAATTCTGTAAAGCACTCTACAATCTCATCGATATGAAGGTGATTGATTATAGAGATGAATATCAGATGTTGTTAGAATACTTCACTACTACTGAGGAACTCGACGCATACTTAGAGACACGCGAAGATGTATATCAGTCACTTGGTGTGTGTTGACAATCAGTTAAATGTATGGTATGATGATGTTGTGAATCGACACGTTGTTTTCGTCGGTTCGTGATATCGTCGGGTTCGCGTGACCCCCCCCGTTATAAAAAAGGGTAAGTCCCTAACCTACAAAAGTATATACCCTCTTTCAAAATAATTCGGAATATTTTTTTTGAAATCTATGCCCGGCGTTGATATATAAAACGACCCCCCAAAAAGGAGTTATGCAAAAATTTTCCCCTGGTGACGGAGTCACTGCAGGGTCAATTACAAAATTGACCCAAGATAAATTTTACCACATATACCTTCGTGATGAGTGTGTAGTTTCGTGTATTACTGAAGAAGGATTCAGTGAGACATGGACGACATTAAAGGCGATGGTAGAATTAATGAAGACTGATTATGAGGAGGATGATCTTTCATATGAATTGGTGAGTAGACCGACCATGGATCTCGAAGAAAGTTCCTACTAACGCAGTTAGTGAGGATAACCCGACAGGGGGTGTCCGAGTTGACTTTCATACATATACAGACTATAATTGAATTGAGTTACACAGACTTATGGCTAAAGGATTTACAGTAAAAGCATCAAATCCCAAGAGTGGAGTAAAGAAAACAAATACACCTGAATGGGACATCGATGCTATCAAGGCAAGGATGCGTGGAAAGACGATTGTATTTTGTCTACCAGGACGTGGATGTTCATATACGTTTATGAAGAACTTCGTTCAGTTATGTTTTGATATGGTACAGAACGGAATGAGTATTCAGATCAGTCAGGATTACTCATCAATGGTAAACTTTGCACGATGTAAGTGTTTAGGTGCTAATGTATTGCGTGGTCCTGATCAAATTCCATGGGATGGTAAGTTAGGATATGATTATCAGTTGTGGATTGATAGTGACATTGTGTTTAACACAGAGAAGTTTTGGCAGTTGTGTGATGTAGCACTACCTGCATCAGCAATTGATGAAGAAGGTAATGAGATTGAAGGAGAAGATCGTCCGATTTCTGCTGGTTGGTATTCCACAGAAGACGGGAGAACCACCTCAGTTGCACATTGGTTGGAAGAAGATGACTTCCGTAACAATGGTGGTGTAATGAATCATGAGATGGTTGATAGTATTCAGAATCGTAAGAAGCCTTTTACTGTAGACTACACAGGTTTCGGATGGGTAATGATTCGTAAGGGTGTCTTTGAGAATAAGGAGATGAAGTATCCATGGTTTGCACCGAAGATGCAGGTGTTTGAATCAGGAGCTGTTCAAGATATGTGTGGAGAGGATGTTTCATTCTGTCTAGATGCTATCGAAGCTGGTTATGAGATCTGGTGTGATCCTCGTATTCGTGTGGGTCATGAAAAAATGCGTGTTATTTAATAGGAGGTACAAAGTATGGCTAAAGTTAAGAAGAGTCTGTTAGGTAATGTGTTTATTGAATCACAACCAAAAAAATCCCGACAAGGATCGGGCCAACATACCAAATACGCGGCTACGAGTTCCAATCATAAGAAGAAGAGATATAAGGGACAAGGACGATAATAGATTAGACCCTTCGGGGTCTTTTTAATGTATAGATATATTAACTGAGGATTCATGTATGGCATGTTTGATTGCTAATCTACCTTCAACTGAAGTATGGGTAAGGAAAGAATATCTTACGGACCATCAAAGTGGTCATGGAGAGTTTGTAAAGGGTGTCTGGGTGTCATGTAAGTCCATCCCAGGACGTGCATTTTACTTTGAGACATATCTCCCTGAATATGCTGCAATGTATGATAAACTACCGATCAGTGCCTTTGTATCAGATCCAGAGACACCAACACCTGATATGAACCTACCGAACCTACAGTTCTGGAATTGTATGGACTATGGTGTTGTAACTGTTCAGAAACAGTTTATTGGTAGTATGGATTATGAACTCTATACAAGAGATCATGGTATTATGAAGGGAACATATATTTGTACCTTAGATAACTATCATCAAGATCCTGATACGATTGATTATGCAACATCAGAGAATCCCGCAGAACATAAGTCACATAATCTAATTGAATTAGAGAATGGACAGTATGCATTGTATCCTAATAATAGAATGCGTATCTTTGATAACAGTTTGACACCTGAGGATCCAAAGATGCCAGACTTTAAAGTATCAACACAATACTATTCTGTTGAGAATGGTTTTGAACGTCTTGGTATGGGACGAGAAGATGAATACTTCTGGAAGACAGCTAAAGAACGTAAGGAAGAGGATACTCTCGATCATGATTCATAGATAGTAATTATATTCTAAGTAAAATGGAAGACAATCTGTTAAGAGAAATTAATAACGATAGACAAACACCAAAGAACAAGAGAATTGTAAATGAGGATGGTTTGTTTGAATCTGAAGAGGATTGTAGTGACCCAAATCATGTGTGTAAGTGTGGACAAGAAACTCTATCAGAACACACCTAAATAAAGCAGATTTGTAGTATCAAAAAAGGTGCCAGCAGAAAGAATTAGCAAAGCTTTCAAAGATATAAGTGCGTCATTTCAGATTAATCCTCTGAACTATGACCTAATAGCACTTCATAATGAGAATGCTATTGCAAGATCTATTCGTAATCTTGTATTAACAGTTCCTGGTGAGAGACCATTCAATCCAGCATTAGGTTCTGAAGTTTACAGATTATTATTTGAGAATTTTGATTTACAAACTGCTTTTGCAATTCAAACTCAAATAGAAAACACGATTAGTAATTTTGAACCAAGGGTCAGTATTGACTCTGTTACTGTGACACCTGACATTGACGTTCATGAGTTCAACGTGACAATTACATATAATATTGTTGGTATTGAATCAGAAACACAACAACTCCAGTTCGCATTAGAACCCACTAGGTAAGATGCCTTTAGTAAATTTCAGTAATGTCGATTTTGATGGTATTAAACAATCCATCAAAGATTACCTTAGAGCTAATTCTAATTTTACGGATTATGACTTTGAGGGATCAAACCTATCGACTATCATAGACACATTAGCATATAATACATATATCTCTTCATACAACGCCAATATGGTGTCGAATGAAGTGTTTCTTGATAGTGCGACACTGAGAGAGAATGTTGTATCGATTGCAAGAAATATTGGATATCTTCCTAGATCAAGGAAATCGAGTAAAACTAATATTAGTTTTTCAGTTGACGCGTCAACTTCTAATGTTTCAATACTAACACTCAAAGCTGGTCCTGTTGCACTGAGTGCTTCAAACTTCAATAAACAATCATTTACTTTTTGTATCATGGAGGACATTACTGTCCCTGTTGACTCAACTGGTACAGCTGTATTTGATAATATTAATGTATGTGAAGGTTCATATTTAAATTCAGTATTTGTTTTAAATTCATCTTTACCAAATCAAAGATTTATATTACCAAATGCTGGTATCGATACTAATAATATTAGAGTACTTGTGAGAGATTCTTCCACATCTACCGTTACAAGAAAATATACACAATATGATAATTTAATTGGTGTCGATACGGATACACCTCTTTATTTTTTAAGAGAAACTGAAGCAGAGAGATATGAAGTATTATTTGGTGATGGTGTGTTTGGTAAATCTATAGAAGAACCAAATCAAATTGAAGTTACTTATTTGTCTTGTAGTGGATCAGTATCAAATGGTCTTTCCAGTTTTACATATATTGGATCACTTATCGATCAAAATGGTGCTACCGTTACTTCTGGAATTTCTGGTTTAACAGTTAATAGTGTTTCAAGTGGTGGAGCGGAGATTGAAAGTGTTGAATCAATTAAGAAGTTAGCACCTAACATCTACGCATCCCAAAACAGAGCTGTAACATCAACTGATTTTGAAACACTCATCCCAAGAATCTATCCCGAAACCGAATCAGTATCAGCATATGGTGGAGAAGAAACTGATCCACCACAATATGGAAAAGTCTTTATCAGTATCAAACCATACAATGGTGTCTTCATATCTGACGAAGTAAAGAGAAATATTCAACTTGAACTTAGAAAATACTCTGTAGCTGGTATTGTATCAGAAATCATTGATTTAAAGTATTTGTTTATTGAAGTTGATACTAATGTCTATTATAATTCCAATCTAACATCAGGGTCATCACAAGTAGTAACCTCGGTGACTAATAATATCATAAACTACGCTAATTCTACTCAGTTAAATAAGTTTGGGGCTAGATTTAAATATAGTAAATTTATTAAAGTGGTTGACGATAGTAATGAATTCATTACGTCGAACATTACTATAATTCATATGAGAAGAGATTTATCACCTTTTCCAAATCAGTTCGTAGAGTATAGTATTGGATTTGGAAACCAAATTCACATCAAGAATCAAATTGGTTTCAATATTAAGACTTCTGGTTTTACTGTAAGTGGTATTAGTGGAACTGTTTACATGGGTGATTCACCAAATGCGGATTTAAGAACAGGAACAATTTTCTTGTTTAGATTAAACTCACCGACTGAGCCAGTTATTGTTAAGAGGAACATCGGAACTATTGATTATGTCAAAGGACTCATTAGTTTGAATCCGTTAAATGTGTTATCAACAGAAGTCGTTCGTGGCACTCCTCTCATTGAAGTTTCAGCTTGTCCTCATTCAAACGATATAATTGGTCTTCAAGACCTCTATTTACAAATGGATCCTTCCAAGTTAAATGTAACTCCAATTCCTGATTCAATCTCTTCAGGAAGTGATGTATCAGGTGGCACCTACACCGTATCTTCAAGTTATTCAAATGGAAGCTTGGTTCGTGGTGATGGAGGGCACTCTAGCGTCTCATCAACAGGAACATCTGTAAATAATCAAACTGTTTCTAGATTGAATACAACCAGTGTGTCTACGACCGCAAGTTCTGGTTCATCCGGTTCATCCTACTAAGATTGTAAAATAATGTCAATAGATAGAGTCAAATTTCAAGATACAGTTGCAAGTCAACTTCCATCTTTTATAAGAGAAGACTTTCCTCTTCTTTCAGAATTTTTGGAACAGTATTATGTTTCTCAGGAAACTCAAGGTGCCACACTTGATCTGTTACAAAACATTGACAAATATGTAAATATAGACAATCTTACTAATTTAGTTTCTAGTGCTGAACTGAGAAATGATATTGATTCTGTAGCTCAAGATATTGTTGTAGAAGGTAATACTGAGGGATTTTTAGATAGAAATGGTCTCATCAAAATTGGTGATGAGATTATATTATATGAAACAAAGAATAATACTACATTCCAAAATTGCCATAGAGGATTTAGTGGAACCAGTTCATATACATCCAATGTTCCAGATAGATTAACATTTGAAAGTTCCACCATACCAGATGATCATTCATCTGGTGATGCAATTCAAAATTTAAATGTTCTATTCTTGCAAGAGTTCTTTAAAAAATTAAAGTCTCAAATTAGTCCAGGATTTGGTAATAGAAATTTAAAGACAAATCAAAAGAACTTCATCATTAATAGTGATAGTTTTTATAAGACGAAAGGAACAGACTTATCATATAAGATACTTTTTAAAGCTCTCTTTGGTGAGAGTGTTGATATTATTCGTCCGAGTCAATTCCTTTTCAGACCATCTGATGCATCATACAGTGTAACTCAAGATATTGTAGTAGAGAAAGAAGTCGGTGATCCACTAGATCTTCAAAGTCTTACACTTTTTCAAGATTCAACTGGTTGCCGTGGAACAATAACTCGTGCTGCTCAAGTTGATTATGGTAATGGAGAGTATTATCAACTTAGTATCGATTTCGGATATGATAGAGATATTAATACTGATGGTTCAATATATGGAAAGTTTAAATCAAATCCCAAAACAAAGATTTTAACACAGGTTGCATCTGGATCAACAATCATTGATGTCGATTCAACACTGAGTTTTCCCGAAACTGGAAAACTTGAAATCATTGATATTGATGGTAATGAAGTAGAAATTAACTATGGTGGAAAGAACTTAAATCAATTTTTAAATGTTGATCCTGTCCCAAATACATTAGTTGAAAAGACCGATATAAGATTAGATGACTATGCCTATGCATATGTCGGTATTAATACTAATGAAGAAATAAGAGTGAAGATTACCTCAACTTTGAAAGAGTTGAAGGTAGAATCAAACAATTATAATTACGAAAAGAATGATATTGTTAATATTCAGTCTATGGGAATTGAAGATGAATCTATCAATTCATCAGAATGGCTAAACAATACAAAATCTTATTACAATATTTTATCTGTTGAAATAACTGATGTTCTTGAGAATAAGTACTCCATTAACACATATGATAATCATTATATGAGTCCTGGATACAAGATTGTATTATCTGATAATTTTAACAATACTGTCAATGGTGTAGTTACAAGAGTTACTTCTGAAAAAAGTTTCATTATTAAGGCTTCTATTAAAATGGAAGTTGGTAATACCTGGAAGTTTGAAAATCAAATTCTTAAAACATTATCTCCAAATTATAACTTTCTTGAAAAGTATATTGCGAATGTACAAGACACATATTCCAACTTTGATGGAGAAATTATTGTCGCATCGAATTCAATCCCAGTTTATGAGAACACACCACTTGACCCATATAACAAAACATTAGAATTCTCTGGTTCGGCTTCATCTGCTGGTACAGATATTATTGATTTTGGAACCAACCACGGTTTCTACACTGGCGATGCTATCTTTTATTCCGCAGGAAGAATTACAACTGATACAACTAATGAGTTTGATTCTTCAAGCTACACTACGATAAGTAAATTTGAAGGTTTGGATGAGGCTGTTTACTATGTAAGAAAATACAATGATACTTCAATAAAATTATCAAGAAGTAGAGCTAATTTATTTCAGGACAAATATGTAACTTTTTCTGGAACAGTAGTTGATAATAAATTCACTTATTATAATTTCTATCAGAAACCTCTTGAGCCACAAGGTATTTTCAGAGAGTTTACAAAAACAGTTGATGAAGGAGCTGGAAACTTCATAACTGCACCTGGTTACAATGGGATGTTCATCAATGGTGTTGAAATTCTCAACTACAAATCAGATGATTCAGTTTTCTATGGACCAATAAAAGGATTAAAGGTAACAGGTGGTGGTTTCGGATATGATGTAATTAATCCTCCAGAGTTTGTCATTAGTGATTTGGTAGGTACTGGTGCAACTGGAACAGTCGCAGTTGAAGGTAATCTTGAAAGAATTGACATCATTGATGGTGGTTTTGATTTTAAGACCACACCAATAGTTAGTATCAGTGGTGGTAATCCTGACAAAGACGCTCAAGCTGTAGCAAACCTCATTGAAGATGTTTATGAAGTTAATATTAATACAGAAGTTAACGGAAATATCAATCTTACAACTGATGAAATTGGATTCAGCACATTCCACAAATTTAGACAAGATGAGGAAATAATTTATAACTCAAGGGGAATGAAAGGTGTCAGTGGCCTATCTACAAATTCTTCCTATTTTGTAAATGTTGTTGATAATTTAACCATAACACTTCATAACAATACGACTGATTCTCAAGTTGGTATCAATACTGTAGATCTTGTTAATTATGGACTTGGTATTCAGAGTATTAAGACTGTTGAGAAAAAAAATGTTGTAAGTAGTATTGTTGTTACTAGTCCTGGTTCTGGTTATAAGAATAAGAAAAGAAAGATTGTATCATCTGGTATTTCGACTGCTTTAAATAGTTTTGAAATCAAAAACCATGGATACAAAACTGGAGAAATTATTAGATATACTGCTGGATCAAGTTCAATATCTGGTATTGTAGAATTAAAGGATTATTATGTAAGAAAGATTGATAATGATACGTTCTCATTAAGTGAGGTCGGTGTTGGTAATACCAATTTGAAATATTTCTTCAGTAGAGACATTGTTGTTAATATTGAGAGTGTTGGTGAGGGAACTTTCAACTATAAACCCATCATAGTTACTGTTGATGGTGTTACTGGTATAGACAGTCGTTCTGGTCAGAGTTTTCAGTGTCAAATTCAACCAGCATTTAGAGGATCTATTGATTCCATTGACCTGACAAATGAAGGTAGTGGGTATGGTACATCGGACATTCTTAACTTTAATAGACAACCTGATTTTTCATTTGAGGGTGGCAATTTAGCTCAAGTTCAACCTGTTATTAATAATGGTAGACTAGTTGATGTGGTTATTACCAATACTGGTGGTGGTTACATTTCTCCACCAAACTTGATTATTAATGGTCCTGGAAAATTTACCAAATTAACTCCAATTATTAATGATGGAAAATTAACTGAGGTCAAAATAATCAATTCTGGTTTGAATCATATTGATAGTCAAACTACTATTACAGTTCAAAACCCAGGTACTAATGCCGTAGTGGAATTTGATGTCAATGAGTGGAATATAAATCTTTTCTCTAGAAATTTTGAAAAAATTACTAATGATGATGGAATTGTTGAAGAAAGTATTAGTGGAGATAGCACTCAATATAGTCATATCTATGCACCTAGAAGTTTAAGACAGAACACCTATGTTCTCCTTAATAGTGGTGAGAAATTCTATGGAACACCAGATTTACAAAAATTAAATGGAATAGAGATTGACAATACATCACACTCACCAATTATTGGATGGGCTTATGATAGTTGTCCAATTTATGGTCCATATGGTTATACAAATCCAGATGGTGGAATTATCAAACAAATGATATCTGGATATGAATTGAAGGTAGACGCTACAAATAGACCACCAATTGGTATATTCCCTGAAGGTTTCTTTATTGAGGATTATAAATTTACTAATTCTGGTGATCTGGATATTCACAATGGAAGGTTCTGTATAACCCCAGATTACCCTGAGGGTGTATATGCTTACTTTACTACTGTAGAGAACGTTACAGACGGTTCTGGACCTTTTAGAAAGTATAAGAGACCAAAATTCCCATATGTTATTGGAAACTCTTTCTATGCTAAGAGAAATGAGTTTAACTATAAGAGTACATCTAATCAGATAGATTATGATATTCAATCTGATAACTGGTTAAGAAATACATCAACTTATAATACTAATAATACATTCAGTGGATATGATTATGTCTTTGATTCAAATAAAATTAAGAAACAAACAATTAATATAACGGGATCCTCTCTTGGTTCTGTGAGTGAGATTGGAATTTTTACTGGTGGTCGTAATTATCAAGTTAATGATAGATTAGTATTTGAGTCTGAACAAGATGGAATAGAAACTAGTGCTCAAGCTAAAGTTTCTCGTGTTGGAGGTAAAGAAATTGACACGATAACTGTTGATTCTACTGATGTTACAAATATTGAATTCACTAAGATTTCTAATAAAAATGAATTTATTGGATTTGCCACTCAACCACACAATCTCAAGAATGGAGATCGTGTCAATGTTAATAACCTTTCTTTATATTATAAGAATTTTGACAGTAATTATCAAATTGGTGTCAGAACTGAAACTTTTGTAGTTACATTAGGTATTGGTTCTACATCTACCACTGGATTTACCACATATTTCTATGCTTCTGGACTTCTTGATTATCCATTCATAAGACCAAATGATATTCTCGGAATTGGAACTGAGAAAGTAAAAGTTTTGAATATTGATAGTGAAACAGAAAGAATTCGTGTCCTCAGAGCAGTAGAGGGTACAGTTGGAATTGCTCATACTAACAGATCCATTCTTCTTGAAAATCCTAGAAAGTTTACAATTAATGTAGGGTCAATTACCACTGAAAAGTATTTCAGAATTAATGATGAGTTTTACTTTGATCCTTCAGAATCTGTTGGTGTTGGTACAACATCAGGTAATGGTGTTGGTACTGTAGTAACATTTAGAAATCCAGGTGTTGGTGCATCTTCAATCTTTATCCCAACACAGGCAATTTATTATAAGAATCATGGTCTAAAATTTAATGAGAGAGTTGACTACTTCACTAATAGCGGATCATCTCTTCAAGTTTGGAATGGTTTTACATCTAATGGTTATGTAAATCTAACTGAGTATGATACTTTATATGCTACTCCAATTGACAAAAATCTGATTGGAATTTCGTCTCATAAGGTCGGCCTTTCAACCATCACAGGTGAATATGTTGGAGTTGGAACTACAAGTGGTCTCCTCTACTTCAATAGTGTCGGAACTGGTGACTACCATAGTCTCAAAACATCTAGAAGTGATGTTCTCAGAGGAAGTGTCACCACTAATGTCGTAACTGTATCTACAGCTTCAACACACGGCCTTTTGGTAGATGATAATGTCAGGATAACTGTCAAACCAAATACTGAACAGGTTATCGATGTAAGATACAATGATTACAATAGAAGAATTGTATTCAATCCAATTGGATTTACTTCTGAGAATGTTAATATTCAATCAAATTTAATTACTATATCAAATCATAATTTTGTTGTTGGTGATAAAGTCATTCATACTTCTGATGATTCAACTGGTGGTCTAGTTGATAATAAGATGTATTATGTTGTCCCATTTGATAAGAATAAAATTAAACTTGTTTCTGAAAAGTTTGAAATCAATAGGGAAGAACCGAGTTTCATTGATCTCACTTCTGGGGGAGATGGTGGTACAATTTCAAAGATTAATCCTCTTGTTGTATCCAGAAAAAATAATAATCTTAAATTTGATTTGAGTGACTCATCACTTTCCTTCCTTTCAAATGGTGTAAGTTATCCAGCATTCAAGATGAGTGTTTATCTTGATGAAAAATTCAATAAAGAATTTTTAACAACTGGAAAGAAAGAAGATAAGTCTTTTGAGGTTACTTCCTCTGGATCAGTTGGTATCACTTCGACTGCAAATCTTACAATCGAAGTTACTGATGATGTTCCTGATAGACTGTATTATAAATTTACCCCAGTTAATGAAGATTTCAACTTTGAATCAAAAACTGGTATTGTCATTGATGAAGGTTCTTTCTCACCATCTAATCAAATTAATATAGAATTAAGTAAACTTGATGGAGAATATAGAGTTACTGGAACTAGTTCTACCACATTCTCCTACCAATTGTTAAAAGAACCAGAGGCGACAACCTATACAAAATCAAACTCTGTTTCTTCTTACATTACTGATTCAAATGCAGCATATGGTGGAATTGCTAAAGTTGATTTGACCTATCCTGGTGTCAACTATTCCAGAATACCCAAAATTAGTAATGTTATCAGTGGTATTGGTACTGATTCAATTCTTGAGCCAAAAAGTAATAAAATTGGTAAAATCCTCAGAAGTAGATTTGATTCTGACAACATTGGATTTGATTACCCAACCGATGAAACTCTAAGACCTATAGCTAATCTTCCAGAAGTTCTGGAGATGAAATCACTTAATTCCTTCGAGTCAATTGGTATTAGTTCTTTTGGAAGAAATTATCTGATACCAGCAAAACTTGTTGTTATTGATGGTTATACTAATAAAATTCTCCCTGAAGTTGATCTTCGTTATAAGATTGGTGATACTCAAGTGACAATCTTGAACAACACCACTGGAATGTATGATATTAAACCTACAATTATCCCAACACAAAACACCAATGGTGTGGGGATTTCCACAATGTCATATGATAACTCTACCAAAACTGTAAGATTATATCTGGATCAAACGTTTAGTACATCTAGAGAGTTTCCATTTGTTGTTGGTGAGAAAATCTTAGTTGAAAATGTCAACATTGGAACTGGTTCTATTGGAGTTGGTTACAATTCTGTAGACCATGATTACACTCTTTTTCCCGTAACTGCAATACTTCCACAAATTGGTGGTTCTGGAGCATATATTGAATATAGTTTGTCTAGTGTACTTGAGGTTGGTGAGACCCCAGGTACAGTTCAGGTAGGAAATGCAGGTAGGGCTATTCCTGAGACTCACTTCCCAATATTTGATATTTCTATGAAGACTAATGACTTTTTAATTGGGGAAACAGTCACTAGTGGAGTTTTTGATGAACTAACTGGTGTTGTTGAATATTGGAGAGGTGATTTTGAACAGATTAAAATAAAAACACCTAAGGAGTTCCCAGTAGGATCAGTCATTAAAGGTGGAAGTTCCAAAACTCAAGCTGTTGTTGTTAATAAACTCGATTTCAAAGCTGAAATCACAACTGGTGTTGGAGCTACAGTTATTCGTGGTTGGCAGGATAATGTTGGATTTTTGAATGATAATCTTCAAGTTATTCCTAATAATGAATATTATCAAAAGTTCTCCTATTCACTTTCTAGTGGAGTTCCATATCAAGAATGGGAAGGACCAGTTAGTGATCTCAATCACACTTCTGGTTTTGCTAAATTTGCTGATTATCAATTGGTAAGTGAAGAAACTGATGAGGGTGACGCCATTGTCAGACCATCTGATTCTAATATTGAAATTATTGTTGATATTATCGGAGAGGGTGACTTAAATTGTGTTTATGACTTTGACTTTGTTTCTGAGGGAACTCAATTTGTTAATGGTAAAATGGTTTCTAATGAAATCTTCTTTGAGAATCAAATTCTCACTGATTATTTCCAATCAATTGGAAACAGAGTTCTTTCAATTGATGATATTAGTGTATACTTCAATAGTAATGAGAGAGCTGAACCTTTTGAAGATGTAGCGTCCTATGATCTTAACTTCGTCTTCAATAAAGTATTCACTTTCGTGAAAGATGATGTTTATACTGACGAAAGACAGTTTAGTATCGTAAATATACTTCAAGATAGCATAACTGGATATGTAAATGAATATGCTACTGTTGAAACATACCCAAGACTTGGTTTCTATGATTATTTGATAAGTGGCGATAAATGGGATTTAACATTTAACCCAGTTAAGTTTGAATTCAATTCATATGATGTATCAAGTGTATCTATCAGTCTTCTTGATGGTATCACCGGTATTGGATCTACACAAATAGGAGATATTGTTGATTTCACCAGTAGTCAAGTAACTATTCCTGGATCTGAGACAACAATTGCTTCTTTCCCAACAACAAATAGAGCAGCTAAAGTTTTAACCATGGTTGAGGCTCAGGCTGGTATCAACTCTGGTGAATATCACGCTGTTGAGATGAATGTTATTCATGATGGTACAAATGTATATAATGTAGAATATGGTGACGTTCACACCAGTCTTCTAACAAATTTTAGTGGTTCTCTTGGAACTTATCGTTCTTTTATTGATAGTGGTCTTGTAAAGATTAACTTCATTCCAGATAATGCTGTCACACATGAGGCTCAGACTTCATTGACTGTTTTCTCTGGTATTGGAACAACTGCTGGGAACTTTGAAATGAATGTTTCCACATTGAAATCTACTTACACTTCAATTGGATCATCTGGTTCACCAAGTGCTGTTGATATTTCAACATATATTGACCCATTCAGTGCATCATATAATGTAGTTGTTGTCACTGACACAACAAACAATGACTATGAGATGTTTGAATGTGTTATTTGCAATTCATCAACAAATCAAAATATTACTGATTACGCAAATGTCATAACAGGTTCCTCCACTCTTGGTTCAGTTGGAGTTACTTCTGTTGGTTCAAATATTAATTTAACTTATACACCAATTGCAAGTGCTAATGTAGAAGTTAGAACTTTTGGTATTGACTTTAAGACTTTTGATGGTAATAGTAATACCAATCAAATCAATCATAGTAATGTATTTGTTTCTTCCAATAAAGGTACATATAGAGGAACAAAACTTGATCTTCTTACAAAATTTGGTCTCAAACACGATGGACTCGATATGTTTGAGAGAGATTTTGATGGAAGTGACTCAGATATTGTTAATGTCACTAATGGAACCATTTCGATTCCAAATCATTTCTTCGTAACTGGTGAAAAGATTCTTTATACACATGCTGGAACTGGAACAACAATGGCTGTTGGTATTGCATCAACAACAGTTTCTGGTATTGGTTTAACTGATAAACTTCCCAATGAACTTTATGTTGTTAAAATCGATGATGCTATATTGAAGTTTACTGATACATCAGAGAAAGCTAATAGATTAGTTCCAGAAACTTTTTCAATTAATTCTCTTGGTATTGGCAACTCTCATGTATTTACTGCTATCAATCAAAATGCGAAAGCGTTAGTAGCTATTGATAATAGAATTCAAGCTCCTGTTACTGGAACTGCGGTCACAACAAACCTAGATCAAAATATAGTATTTGATACAGTATTTGATGTAACCGGCATAACATCATTTGCATCTCAAGACATTATTAAAATTGATGATGAATATATCATTCTCACCGATGTTGGTATTGCTGGTTCAACAAGATTTGGTTGTAGAAGAGCTCAACTTGGTTCTACTCTTGAAGAACACTCTAATGGTTCTCTGATTACTAAAATTTCTGGTAATTACAATATTGTTGGAAATACTATCAACTTCGCTTCGGCACCACATGGCAATAGACCATTAAGCACTACATCAGCTGCAGATCCTGATTCTAGAGATTGGACTGGTATTGCAACTTCTTCTAGTTTCCAAGGTAGAACTTTCATGAGAAGATCTGCTATAAATTCTCCAAATGAAACATATTTAAACAATATTGTTTTTGATGATGTATCACATGATTTTAATGGAATCAACACTAGCTTCACTTTAAAATATGATAATAATAACACGGTTGGTTATTCAACAGATAATGGTATCATCCTTATCAATAATATTTTCCAAGTTCCTAAAGGAGCTGTAGTTGGTGATGGAATTTACGATATTGAAGAATCCGCAGGTGTATCAACGGTAAGGTTCAGTGGTATTGGTATCAGCAATGGACATGATCCAAATGATAGTGATATTCCACTTGGTGGTCTAATAATTTCGGCTGGTACAGTTAGTGGATTTGGATATCAACCATTGGTATCCGCTGGAGGAACTGTCTCAGTTTCCGCCGCTGGTACAGTCACTGCCGTGAGTATTGCTAATAGTGGTTCTGGATATAGAGCTGGTATTCAAACAGTTGTTAATGTTGGTGTTCAGACTGATGGGGAACCAAGTCTCCACTTTATCGGAACTGCAGCAATCAGTGGTGGTAACATCGTTAGTGTTGCTATCACCAACCCAGGAACTGGTTACACTGGAACCAATCTACCAGAAGTATTTTTTGATGATCCACTTCCATACTTTGACATTCCTGTCCAATACAGTTCTTCTAGTGTCACTGGGGTTGGGAAAAGTGCAACAGTTAATATTGTTGTTGGTCAAGGATCTAGTGTTATTGACTTTGAGTTTAGATATGGTGGATATGCTTATGGTGAAGGTGAAATATTGACTGTTCCTATTGGAGGAACTACTGGAATACCAACTGATACTTCAGTATCATTTGAAGAATTTCAAATTAGTGTTGATAGAATATTTACTGATAGTTTTAGTGGTTGGTCTGTTGGTCAATTACAAGTTCTTGACAAGTTCGATGATTTTTTTAATGGATCTACAAAAGACTTTAGATTGAATTTGAATGGTGAA